CTCGTAATACTTTAGATGCAAGTAAGTCAATTACAATGTCTTGGTAGTTGTCTAATACCCAGTTAGTCTGAGTATCCCCCACTAATGTAGCAGGATGCGCATAATAGCCATAGGCTAAGGTAGTAGTCAAATGGGCTACTTGCAGCCTAACCACTAGGTTACTACCACTACGGTAGAAGCAGTTTACTACTTCTTTGCCATTAAGCATAGCCCGTCTAGGGCTAATCTCTGTAAGAAATGCAAATGCAACCGAAGGTCTTAGGTAAGCTACCTTTCTAAAATCCGCAGCTAGTGGGATTGTAAAGGCAGTCTGTGTACCACCAATAGTAACAGGTAGCTCAACTAAAGTCTCTGGAAAGTCTCTAAGTGACGCGATAGTTCTAATGATGGAGTTAGCAGACGCGCGGATATAGGATTCCTTGTCTACACGCCCTGTAATGTCAATCACTGTAAATACTACGTCACCTAGAGCCATGGTTTATACCCCTTCTGTAATCTTGACCATCTGTGTATGCTCTGCAAAGGCACGCAACCAAGCGATTTCCTTTTCATTGCTAGTCACGAATGGTAGGGCAATTTCACGTCCACCATCCATAGCAGTACGAACTAAGGCAGACTCATGAATAGCTTCAAAGAGTACTTCACCTTTACCAGGTTTAAGCTCAATAGTATCAATTACTACTTCGCCTTCCACACCCACATTAGCAGTAGCTAGAGTAGCAGCTGCCCCATGGTCTACAGTAGCCTGTGCATCCATCTCTTCTTGCGTAGGTGCATTAGGGTTGTTTAATGCTAAACGGTCTGCAATAGACAGGACAGCTTCTTTCTTATCGTTGCTCATAGCAACCTCCTTAATATAAAATAAGGTGGTAGAGGTTAGTCTACCACCTATAGGTTATTAGCCTGCAATACCAGCAGTCAAACCAGTGATTAAGCCACATGAAGCAGGGTTAATGACTTCACAAGCAAATTCAGATGTTAAACTACCACCTGCACTATCTTGACCTAGCATAACAGGACTACCACTAACACCATACTCTTCATTCTTAGCATCACGACCTTCCATGTAAGCTAAACGGATAGAAGGTAAGTCGACTACTGCCATAGTACCAACCAAAGCAGGAGAATCATTAAACATAGGATGCTCAATTAGACGAATAGTACCTTTGTAGAATTTGATGGTGGTAAAGGACAGACCAAAGGTAGTTTCAGAGGAGGTAATCTCTACCATACCATTCAAACGACCAATATCATTCAATACACGCATAGCTTGCGAGTCTACAAAAGCTACACGTTGCTTAGTATTACCCATATCGGATGAATACTTGAACATGACTTCTAGCATAGCTACGAGTTGCGTATAGCTTGTAGTAGCAGCTGCTAGTTTAATGTTAGCTGGAGCATACTGATAAATGGAGTCAATCAAACCCTGAGTAGTATGCTCCAACTGACCTGATACGCCTACAACTGGAGCCATAGGCTGACCAAAGAACAAGGCAGATTCCATATCACCTGCATGCATTAGCATACAGTCCTTACGAGATTCTTGCAAGTTACCATAGCCAGCTTCAGTAAGACTAGCACGAGTAGTATCTGTTAATGCCCAAGCATTACGGAAGATTTGCGTGTAGTTTGGTACATAAGTAGTAGTAATTGCACGAGCTACAGGACGATTAGACCCTTCTGCATGTGCATTACCAACACCTGCTAGCAATAAGCCTGCACCAATAGCACCTGCTACGATACGACCATAGCCACGAGCGACTACAATGGAAGTAGCACTTGCGATACTGTTAATCTTGATGATTTCACGAGTCACTGGGACTTGAAATAGCATACCAGGGACTAAGCCTACAGAGCTAACTACAGTCAAAGCTGTAGTTGCAGCTACTGCAGGAGTAGCACCAAAGGTAATCACAGGGAAAGTAAAGGTCTTAGTGAAGTAGCCATGAGTAGCAGACTTAGCACGACCTTTCTTAACTTGTGAGGTCAAGGCAAATAGTGGAGCTGTACCGTTAGGGAATAGACGCAAGATAGCTTGGTTAAAGCTTCGCGTGTTAAGCTGTGCTGGGTTAAAGTTGGTGTTAAATACACCTGTTACTGGTGGCATAATATGCTCCTAGATATAAGATTAGTCTGCGGCTAGTAACGCTGCAAAGTCTACTGACTCTGGTAGTTGCGCTTTCTGCTGCTGGGCTGGGGTCGGACCTGCTAGTTGACTTCCTAGCTCGGTCAAGTAGGTGTTAGCCTGATTTGCAATCCATGCACTATCTGCACTAGGGAACTTATTGCGTAGTTGAGTTGAGACTCGGTCTAATTCTGCCCGAATTACAGGGTTGGATGCATTAGGTAAACTAGCTACCGCTTGCGAAGTTAATTGTTTATCCACACTAGCTGCAACAGTAGGCTTGAAACCTTCAAACCGTTGGTCTAAGTGGTCATTCATTAGAGCTGCGTTATGTTGCATAGCAGAACGATAACTATTCTCAGCTACATTCTTCATAGCAGCTACAATAGCTTGTGGGTCACCAGTAGCTAAGCCTTGCTTAGTTTCAGGGGACATACCAGCCATGAAGTCAATGTTTGTCACTACCTTATCTAGTACTTCATTGGTGATTTGTAGATGAGGGTCAACAGGAGCTTCACCATCAGCTGGTGGAGTAACCTTATACAAATCCTTGAAAGCATCAAGAGGATTAGTTTCGGATTTTCCTGCATCAGGGTTAGCAGGGTCTGCCACACCCGCAGCAGCTGGGTTCGCAGGGTTCATGCCATTAGGCTTGATTTGGTCTGATGCTACAGCAGCAGCTGGTTGGGTTTGGGCTGGTACAGTAGCCTCTTGTGCTTGACTACCCATGCCTAGTGAGTTCTTAATACCATTAAACATTACTTATTCTCCTTGTAGGTTCTTACGTATAAATCTTTGGATGTTAATGCACTTAATAGATAGTCCTGCCCTGCTATATAAGCATTAGATACTATTACGTCTTCTTTGCTAGATGAGGTAGGGTCTGCTAAGCTATTGTTCAAGGCTGCATGCTTTAGGGACTGTAGATAGCATTGCATTAGTGGGTCTTGTATTAAGCCTTTGATACGGGTTACCTCCTCTGGAGTAAACTCCCAAGGGACTGCCTCGCTGTTTTCTACTAATCTCATAATCTTCAAGCCTCCGTTACGGCGTTTATTGCCCCTGCTTACCCCCTATGCTAGCATGCCGTTAATGATTGTAAAGGGGTCGCATCAGCCCATAAATCCCTCACGGGATTTCTAACTGACACTAAGCAAGCTTACCCCTTGACTATCCCACTTACATGCTTTAGCAGGGGCACGCGAAGCATAACACACCTGCACTGATAGTGTTGTGCCAATATGCAAGGGGGGGCGTTTTTTATATCTAGACTAGCAATCAAAAAACCGCCAGTCCTTTTACTGCCCACCTTGTCCTGGTTGCCTAGGTTGTCCAGCCTGTTGCCCAGTAGCACCACCTTGTCCTTGGTTTTGCTGTGCTTGTACTTGCTGAATCATCTCGCCTAGGAAAGGCATAGCTGCGGCTATGATAGCCCGCTTGTCATCTGGCTTATACTGGTACTGGTTTAGATTCTTGACGCCTGATAGGCTCATAAGGTGAGAGAACATATCTGGCATATTAAAGCCTGCGGCTAATGCAGGTACTTGTTGTAAGGTTTGGAAAGCTAACATAAGCTGCTGTGTATCAGCTAGCTTGCTCTTAGGCGTCTCACCATCTGCCATCTTAAATTCTAGGATAGCATCCACAAAGTCCTTAGGCTCTGTAGTATGCAGTTCACCTGTGTTAAAGCTTAACGCTGTAATCTTATCCTTGTTAGTGATAATGTTAAGCTTAATCACATCCTTTAGAGGCATCATAATATGCAACTCAACCATCAAGGCTATCAACCGTGTACGGCTACCTGACCCATTTTCGATGGAATTGAACTCACCTAGAGTCCTATTACCTTTCACAGTCTGACCTTGCTTAAATGGGTTAATACCAAATAGCATATTAGACATCTGTAGGGTTTGCTGTAAGTCCTGCATAGCACCTGTAGAGCTACCGTCTTGGAACGGAATAGGCATATAGGCATCTTTTAGTGTCTTGCCCATCTTAAGATTACGCACTGGTATCTTAGCTGCTGGTACTGTGCTATTCACATCACTTTCATCAATCAGGTTAGCATCATAGATACCCCTGTCATTGATAGCTCGCTTAGCTCCGCTAATCCGCACATTGTACAAATCGCTACCAACCTGCTGGAAGGGGATTTGAGCTTCACCAATACTACGGGTTTGGTATGACATGCCGTCTTCAATAGCCTGTCCAATCATAATAGGTAATCTATCATGTGGGGATAATTCAGGCTGTGCATAGATTAGTACATTTTCGTTAATAACTTGAAGCTTCCAAATCTGTGGGGTGTTAGGCTTAGGGGCTTTAATGCCATGCTCTGATGGGATGATTCTAGCATAGATTGTAGCCACTTCATACATGTTGCTATAGCCAGGGTATACACCAGATTCTGCTTGCGCGCCTTCTAGCCACTCTAGCCAAGTACCACCCTGCTGGAATGCAGTAGAATTGATATAAGGACTAACCTGAGGTTTCACTACGTAAGTGATAGGCTTACCAGCTGCTGCTACATTATCACCATTGCCACCACTAACACCATGTGCATCTGCGATAGCTTCTTTAATATTCATACCTATGCGTTCTGCGCTGTAGGCATTAAGCATACGCTTAAGCTCTACTCTGCCCATAAGTTCCACATAACCTGCATACTCACCCTTGTCGGCTGATACACTAGGCTCTACACGATAATCCCATACTAGATTGTAAGGGTCAATGCGCTTAACTGTGGTAAGCTTTTGCGGCATACCTAAGCCTTCTTTATCAGAGGAAGCCATTGAGTTAGCAAATATAGGACTAAACTCTGACATAGAACCCCAACGTCCTTCAATAGCACCTAGGTTATACTTAGCTAAGTCTCTAAACAACAACTGCAACTCACGCCCATATCTACCCTTAAC